ACATTGCTCCGTTTGTTAAAGTGAATAAGCTAATCAGTGAGCTTGCTTATAGTCTTGATCTAGATCCTGATGAGATCTTAAATGATCCAGAAGAAGCAGCATTGATGGCTCAGATAATAGGAATGCAAAATGCTGGACAACCAACAGGCCAAGAAGCTGCTCCCCCTAGTCAACAACCCCCCGGTATGGGAAGCCCTCCTGGAGTTCCTCCTTCACCTCAAGACCTTGGAGCTACAGGCACTGGTGGGGGCAACATCGGAACAGGAAATATTCCGCAGCCAGGGGAAGGTGACTTTGCTGGTACGCCTAGAGCAGTTGAAGGATAGCGTTAACGCAACTAAAAACAATACGGATTAATTCTTTATGGCAAAAAAATCTAAAAAAGTAGATAGTCTGATGATGGCTATACCTGACCCCGGCCCTTCTGTTGAAGTAAATATCTATAATGATGGAGATAAACGTGAAGGTAAAGCTGGTGGTGGTTATTCTATGATGTCTGATATAACTCCTACTAATCATATGGTCAATTTAGATAGGCCAGAAAGAGTACAAGCTTATGGAGGTCTTCTTAGTAAAATAACTACTGCCATTCCTAAAGCTGTAAAAGCTGTAAAAGGACATTTTAATGATGTGCAATTAAATGATATTCCTCCTAAGAAATTAGAAAGAGTTGAATATGAGATTGATGAATTATTAGATGTTGAAGAAGGAATAATGTGGCCTACTGATAAACAAAGAGAAAGTAAAATAAATGAAATTTTTTATCGTGGAGAAAAGTTACCAACAAGTGAGACTGCCTACAAGAATAAAGAAAAAAGAGCAGAATTTTTAGCTTCAGAGTACGGTCTAAGTAAAAGTGTTATTAACGCAATAGATGAAGGAGCTAACATAAGACGTAGAAAATCTAAATTTGCTAGTCCAACAGAAGGGCAAAGATGGAACATAGCTCTGTCAAAAGATTCTAAAAATATGCAAATGGCTGACTTAAAGGGAATGGTAAAAGGTGCTGGAGCTATGGGAGCTGCTGCATTAGTCGGTAGTGGAATAAAAGGAATAGTTGATGAAGCGAATGAAATAGATACTGGTCTTACAGTCCCTGAAGTAACTTCTCTATTAGATGAGCTAGGCAACACAATGAAAAATGTAGAAAGTTTAGGAGGAACAACAGACGAGGCTTTTAGTAAAATTTCGAGAACTCCAACTAAATATTTATTTACAGAAGATGGTAAAACTTTTTTTAATCACGATGGCAAAAAGAAAGAATATAGCCTTGCAACTAATGAAGAAGGCATAGTAATGTTAATGGTTCCTGCAAGAACAAAAAAATTTAAAGGTAATGGAAATATGAAAAACACTAGTAATTTAAAACCACAACCAGCTTCAAACTTATTAGCAGGGCCAGATACTCCAGAATTTAGAGCTAAACAAGATGAACATTATGCTAATGTAGCAAGAGAAAGCCAAAGAGTTGGAGAAGATGAAGAAGTTATTTTATCTCCAGAAACTCAAAATATAGTGGATACTGTTAACAGAGGTCAAACTATTATACAACGTAGTCAAGAATTAAAAGATGAAGCACAAGATGATGCAGCAAGAGCTTATGCAGATAAAGTCAGAAAACAAGGACAAATAATTTTAGAAGGAATAGGAGAGTATACTAGAGATCAAAACAGTGGAGGAGGTCTAGCAGGAATTCCTAATGTTACATCTGCGCTTGATTTAGACACTGTTCGTCAGTTGGATTATCTGTCAACTACAGAAGGACAACAAGCAGCAGAAGCAGCAGCTTTAAAGTTAAATGAAGGCGGTATGCCTATGCCTCCTGAATTAATGCCTACAGAAGAAGCTCCTGTAGATACTTATCCTAATGTACCTCCAGAAGAAATGGCAGAAGTAGAAGCTTCACAACTTCCAGATAATGAAATGGAAGATGGATATCTAGACTTCATAGTAAGTGAATCTTTATCAGGACAAGAACAACAATATTTAATGGAGAGCTTAGAAGCTGATCCACAACTAAGCAGTATTATTGATAAATTAGTATTAACTGCTTCAGAATTTACTGGTGAAGGGGAAGTAGACGGCCCTGGAACTGGTGTCTCAGATTCGATACCTGCAAGGTTATCGGACGGTGAATTTGTTTTCACCAAAAAAGCTACCGACCAACTTGGTGCTGACAATCTGCAAACAATGATGGATGACGCAGAACGTGCATGGGATGGTGGGTATCAAAAATTTGTACTTGGTGGTGCTGTAAGTGATGAAGTACTAGGTGGTGCTGTTGAGGAGTTAGCTCCTTTACAGGATGAAAAGCCTATGTATGGTACTCAACGACAGCAATCAGAGATGAAAAAGCAAATGATGTACGCTAATCGAATGCCAAGTATTATAGGAGTACAATAGGGCTACCTGAGTATATCAGCCCCCTATTACATTTTAACCCTTTAGGCTACCTTGTAGTATAAGCCCCTTAGTTTTAAGGCTACCTTACAACGACAAGCCCCCGAATGGAGTAATGATGATGGAAGCAGAAGAAATAGTAGAAGAACCTAAAGCAAATCCTTACAATGCTAAAAAAGATTGGCATACACCAATTGAAAGTAGCAAAGAGGATGCTAATGGACTCTTTTTTGAAAAACCTCAGGCTACCTCAGATGAAGCCCCTGAAGAAACAGAAAAACCAAAACAAAAAAGAACCAACTATAAAAAAAGATATGATGACTTAAAACGTCATCACGATAGTAAGATTGCTGAGTTTAAACAACGTGAGCAAGAGCTGCTGGCTACAAATCAGCCAACTTATCAAGCTCCTAGATCTCCAGAAGAACTAGAACAGTTTAAACAACAGTATCCAGATCTGTATGATACAGTAGAAACTATTGCACATTCTAGAAGTTCAGAACAAGTAGAACAACTTCAGAATCAAGTATCGGCTTTGCAACAACGTGAGCAAGAAATTGTACAGCGTGAAGCTATATCAGAATTGCAAAAACGACATCCTGACTTTGAAGAAATTCGGAGTGATGAAGAATTTCACGAGTGGGCAAAACTTCAACCAGAAGACATACAAGATTGGATCTATGCAAATCCAGATAATGCTGGACTAGCTAGTAGAGCTATTGATCTTTATAAAATGGAAAAAGGTCTTCATATTAATGTTCCGTCTAAATCATCGAAGCGTCCTGCAAAACAGGCAACTGCCGCAGATATGGTGTCAACAAAAACGACAACTGTAGATGCAGTACAGCCTGAAAAAATATGGACGCAGAGGGAAATTGCACAGATGTCTATGGCTGAATATGATAGAAACGAACAAGAAATTGATCGAGCTATTCAGGAAGGCAGAGTGCGATAAATTGTCTTTTATTTTTTAGAGGAGTCTGAATAATGGCTTATAACCAATCCGATCAATATTTTGAGCCGAGTACGGATACCAATGCAAACTTTGGTAACTCTGTCTCAGGTCAAAACAACTCGTTCTTCCTACCTGCGGTCTATTCTAAGAAGGTACTTAACTTCTTCAGAAAGTCTTCAGTATGTGAAGCTATTACTAATACTGACTATGCTGGTGAGATTAAGAACTTTGGAGATTCTGTAAAGATCATCAAAGAACCTACAATCACAGTTTATCAGTATGAAAGAGGCCAAGATGTAACGGCTACGAAGTTGACTGACCAAGAGATTACGCTAGTTGTTGATACAGCTAACGCATTTAAGTTTATCGTAGATGACATTGAAAGTAACATGTCACATGTAAACTGGCGTGAGACTGCATCCTCTTCAGCAGCGTATGCATTGCGTGACGCATTTGATGAAGGTGTAATTGCTACTATGTTTAGTGGTGTATCTTCTTCAAGTCCTAATCATATACTTGGTTCTGATAATGCAACCGACCTAGCTTCTGGTACTTTTGATGGTACTGGTAACTTGGACATTGGTTTTGCGGCTGACGAGCATGATCCTATTGATGTTATGTCCCACATGTCAAGATTGTTGGACGAGCAAAATGTACCCGAAGAAGGACGATGGTTCCTAGCTAATCCTGAGTTTTATGAGCAGCTAGTACAAAGTTCATCTAAGGTATTGTCAGTAGATTATAACGCTGGTCAAGGATCTATCCGTAATGGATTAGTATCTTCTGGAAAGCTACGTGGTTTTGACATGTACAAGACTAACAACATTGCATCTACCTCCAATGCGGCTGGTAAGTGTATTGCTGGTCACATGTCTTCAACTGCAACAGCTCAGACGATTACCAATTCAGAAGTAATTCGTGATCCCGATAGCTTTGGTGACATAGTACGAGGACTCCATGTTTATGGAGCTAAAGTACTACGTGGCGAAGCATTGGTTTCCGCTTTCTACGGTATAGACTAAGCTATTTAGCTATGGGGGTCTAATTGACCCCCTTTACTCTAAAAGGAATAAAAGATGCCTGGGAATCAAATTGGAAGTGATGAGAATCCAATGATGTTTAGAAAAACATTAGTCAGTAAAGAATGTCGATTCCGTAAAGGTTTTGATAAAAACAAATATCAAGATAACTATGATCGTATTTTCAGAAAGGAGAAACGACATGCCAGTAGTTGATGGTAAACATTATCCCTATACAAAAGAAGGGAAAGCAGCAGCAAAGAAAGCTAAAGACAGAGGTGGTTATGCAAAAGGAGGTTATGTCTCTATTGCTAAAATGACCGAAGCTTGTGATAAAGCAGCAGGTGGTCTAAATACTAAAGTTAACAATAACGATTACTAATGGCTACATATCTTAATTTAACTAATGAACTATTACGAGAATTTAATGAAGTTATATTAACTTCGACTAACTTTGGTTCTGCTATTGGTGTACAACAACATGCAAAAGATACTATTAATCGTGCGTATTTAGATATTGTTAATGAAGAACCTTCGTGGCCTTTCTTAGCAACAGGAGAAAGTGGTGCTACTGATCCTATGTATGGTAATGTTTATGTAGAAACAACAGCCAATACACGATGGTATGAGTTAAAAGCAGCAAGCTCTAGTATTACTTCTGATTATGGATACATAGATTGGTCAAACTTTCTTGTAACTACTGTAGGTGTATCAGGTGAATCAGCTCCTTACTTAGCTGAAAATCTGCGCTTTATAACTACAGAAGAATGGAAAGATTATTACAGAAAATCAGAAAATACTGATGATGCAGGTGATGCAGCAGGAGGCGAACCTAAAAGAGTATTTCGTAGTCCTGATGCACGTAAGTTTGGATTAAGTCCAATACCCGATAAAGTATATCGTATTTGGTTTTATGCCTATGACTTACCTACTGAGCTTGATGCTCATGGAGATGCAACAGTTTTTCCAGATTTATATAAACCTGTATTAATAGCAAGAGCTAGGTACTATATGAATCAATTTAAAGAAAATAATCAAGCAGCCGCTTTTGCACTACAAGATTATAAAGATGGTTTAAAATCTATGAAATCAAATCTGCTTACTCCTACTCCTTATTATATGAAAGACGATAGAGTAGGTTTAGTTTAAATGTCTCAAGCTTTTGGCTTTAGCTGTAAAGGTGGGTTAAATACAAACTTAAACCAGTTTGAACTGTTGACTACTCCTGGTGCTGCTACAGAATTAAAAAACTTTGAGGTTGATTCTGATGGTGGTTATAGGCGTGTTAATGGCTATGTAGCATTTGGTGATGCAAGACCAAATAGTTCTAATCGTTTATTAGGTTTAGCAGTCTATGGCGATGGTTTAATTGCTTGTTCAGGAACCAATATTTATTTTACTCTTGATGGTGATACTTGGTTACAAATAAATAGAGCAAGTGTAGATTCTGGTGGAGATAACTACTCTACGTTTACCGGGCGTTCTGCATCAGCACGAACATCACAAGGACGTTGTTCTATTTCCATATATGAAGGTGCTTCAACATATGGTGAAGTATTTATATGTGATGGAGCAAATAAACCTTTTTATTTTAAAATGACAGGTTCAGGTGGTCTAAGTAGTAGAACTTATTTTGCAAAAGAAGTAACTGTAAGTAGCACAGTAGCACCAACAGTAGGTGTTATACACGATAAACATTTTGTTGTAGGTGGAGCTAGTACAACTTCTAATACTATTTATTATAGTGGTACATTAGATCCTGATGATTTTACATCTACAGGATCAGGAACAATACAACTTGAAGATCAGGTTGTTGGTTTAAAAAGCTTCCGTAATGATTTATACATCTTTTGTACAAACAGTATATTTAAACTATCAAACATAAACAATAGTAGTACAATTGTAATAACACCAGTAGCAAAAAACGTAGGATGTTTAAGTCACTATAGCATACAAGAAGTAGGAGGTGATCTAGTCTTTTTAGCACCAGATGGTATTCGTAGCGTTGCAGGTACAGCACGAATTGGTGACGTTGAATTAGGATCTGTAAGTAGACAAATACAATCTGTCATATCTGATATTGCCGCAAGTATTAATTCTTTTAATATATCTAGTTGTATTTTAAGAACTAAGGCACAATACAGATTATTTTATTCTACTTCTGGAGGAAGTACAGCTACATCAAAAGGTATTATAGGTACATTAACACAAAATGGATTTCAATGGTCAGAAACAGTAGGTATTCAAGCTCCTGCACTAACGTCGGGTTTTAATTCTGATGGTATAGAAAAAATTTATCATGGCGATAATAATGGTTATGTTTATACACATGATTCAGGTAATGCATTTTATTCGGCTGGCACAGCTTTAGATATTGAAGCTAAATATAAAACACCTAATTTTGATTTTGGAGATGCAGGAACTAGAAAAACATTAAAATATGTCAAAATTTCTATGACTCCTGAAGGTTCAATAGAACCATCTTTGCGTGTTAGGTATGATTACGAAGATACGGATATACCCCAACCTACTCAAGTAGCAATTGAAAATATTTTATTGCCTTCCGTATTTGGTAGTGGTGTATTTGGAACATCACAATTTGGTGGATCAAGTGATCCAATGATTAGACAAACAATTACAGGTAGTGGACACGCAGCTAATTTAAGAATTTATAGTAAAGACCAAAAAGCTGCTTATTCAATAAATGGAATGTACATTGATTATGTACCTTCAGGCAGGAGATAACAATGGCAGGAACTAGCTATACACGACAAAGTACAATGTCTGATGGAGATACCATTACAGCAGCTTTGTTTAACAATGAATTTAACCAAATATTAAATGCATTTGCCTATGCGTCATCAAGCACCACAGGACATCAACATGATGGTGGAGCAGGTGAAGGCGGTAATATAGAAATAATTGGTGATCAAGATTTTCTTAATAAGATAGTTGTTGATGGAACTAACAACCGTTGGGGATTTTTTGTAGAAGTTTCTAGTTCTGCCGTAGAACAAATACGCATCCAGGATGGTGCTATAGTTCCTGTAACTGATAATGATATTGATTTGGGTACAAGCTCTTTAGAATTTAAAGATGCTTACTTTGATGGAACAGTAACAACAGATGCTTTAGTTGCTGATACTGCTGATATAAATGGTGGTACAGTTGATGGAGCAACGATTGGTGCAAGTTCTGCTACAACTATTGTTGGTACAACTATTACTGCTAATACTGCTTTTGTACCTGATGCAAGTGATGGTGCAGCACTAGGGACAACATCTTTAGAATTTAGTGATCTTTATCTTGCTGACGGTGCTGTAGTTTATTTTGGTGATGACCAAGATGTATCTTTAACGCACGTAGCCGACACTGGCTTATTACTTTCAAGCACTGATCAACTTCAGTTTGGTGATAGTGGAACATATATTTATCAAAGTGCTGATGGCGTATTAGATTTAGTATCTGATACTGAAATAGAATTAAACGCTACTACAATTGATATTAATGGTGCTGTAGATGTAAGCGGTGAAATAGCGGCAGCTTCGTTAGATATATCTGGTAATGTTGATATAGATGGCACTACAAATTTAGATGCTGTAGATATTGATGGAGCAGTTCAAATAGACGGTGCTACAACATATGGTGTAGACGATACTGGTGTAGACGTTAAAATGTTTGGTGCAACATCTGGAGCTTATTTACTTTGGGATGAAAGTGCAGATAAGTTATTAACAGCAGGTGGTGCAGTTGTAGATATAGTTAAAGATAAATTACTTATTGGTGGTACTGCTGTTACAACAACAGCCGCAGAACTTAATGTTTTAGATGCAGTAACGGCAGGAACAGTAACAGCTAGTTTAGGTGTTGTTGTTGATTCTAATAAAGATATTGGAACCTTTAGAAATATTACTTTATCAGGTGAGCTTGATGCAGGTAGTTTAGATATAAGTGGTGACGCAGATATAGACGGTACATTAGAAGCCGATGCAATTACAGTAGATGGAACGGCATTAGCCACCTATATTAGAGATACTGTTGGTACTAATATGCTTTCTAGTAATACTGAAAGCGGTATAACAGTAACGTATGATACATCAAATGATAACATAGACTTTGCAGTTGATGCAGCCCAAACAGGCATTACATCTTTATTAGCAACCGATATAAAAATTGGTGAAGATGACCAAACCAAGATTGACTTTGAAACTGCTGATGAAATACATTTTTATGCTGCCAACGTGGAACAAGTCTATTTAGGCGATAATATATTTGGGCCTCAATCTGATAGTGACGTTGATTTAGGTTCTTCTTCAGTCCGTTGGAAAGATGCTTATGTAGATAGTATTACTGTTACAGGCGAAGTAGACGGTGCTTCATTAGATATTTCAGGTGATGCAGATATTGATGGAACACTGGAAGCTGACGCAATTACAGTAGATGGTACAGCTTTAAATGAATACATTGCTGATACTGTAGGTGCGATGGTTAGTTCCAACACAGAAACAAATATTACTGTTACCTATGAAGATGGTGATAATACATTAGATTTTGCAGTTGGTACACTTAACCAAGATACAACTGGTAATGCTGCTACATTTACAGCTACAGCAAATAACACCGCAGATGAAACAGTTTATCCTGTCTTTGTTGATGGAGCTACTGGATCACAAGGTGCTGAAACAGACACAGGTTTTACATATAATCCTTCTAGTGGTCTATTAACTATTAGTGGCGAACTTGATGCAGGTTCATTAGATATAAGTGGTGATGCAGATATAGATGGTACGCTTGAAGCAGATGCAATAACGGTTGATGGTACAACACTTGCTGAGTATATTGCTGATACAGCAGGAGCAATGGTAAGTTCAAATACTGAAACAGGTATAACTGTTACCTATCAGGATGCAGATAATACAATAGACTTTGCACTTGCAGCAGCACAAACAACTATTACATCGTTATTGGCTACAGACATCAAGATTGGTGAAGACGATGAAACCAAGATTGACTTTGAAGATGCTAACGAAATTAACTTCTATGCAGACAACGAAAAGAAAGCAGAGTTAACATCTACAGGTTTAAAGCTAATTGGTACTACACCTACACTAACAATCGGTGATGCAGGTGCAGAAGACACTAAAATAATTTTCGATGGAAACGCCCAAGATTTTTACGTTGGCCTAGATGACTCAGCCGATGATTTATTAATCGGTGTAGGCTCAACAGTAGGGACAACACCTGCAATTAGTATTGATGAAAATCAAGACGTAGTGGCTAATCAGGAATTCAGAGCAGTATCGTATAATGATACCTATGTAGCTCCAACTAGTTCTTCTAATGCAACAACAATAGCATGTGAAAGTGGTAATTACTTTAAGCATACATTGACTGAAAACACCACCTTTACGTTTAGTAATCCTCCTGCAAGTGGGACAGGGTTTTCTTTTATTCTACATTTAATACAGGATTCTAGTGCCAGAACAGTTACATGGCCCGGTGCAGTTGATTGGGCTGGAGGAACTGCACCAACAATATCTACAAGCTCTGGAGCAGATGATTTCTTTGTATTTGCCACATCGGACGGTGGCACAATCTGGTATGGATTTACAGCAGGACAGGATTTAAAATAGATGAGTAGAGCCGCACATAAAGTATTAGCTGGATCAGGCGCTGTAGGTGCTTATGAAATAGAACAGTCTGTAATGTTTAATAGGGGTGATGATCCTTATTTATCCAGAACGCCTAGTTCTGCTGGTAATCTGAGAACATGGACATTAAGTTGGTGGATGAAAAGAGCCGATTCTCTTTCTGGTAGTATATCAGCATCACAAATTATTTTTGGCGTAGGAGATTTAGGAGCATCAGCGACACCACACAGCCATAATATATATTTTAGAGGCGATTCGGCTGACAGACTTTCATTTGAACAATGGTCGGGAAGCGGAACTACTTCCTATGGCGGCACAACTCGTAGAGAATTTGTAGATGTAGCAGCTTGGCAACATTTTGTTTTGATTCAAGATAGCACAGACGGAACTGCTGGAGATAGATTCAAAATATATGTAGACGGTGTTAGAGAAACCGACATCCCTTGGG